TGATGATGCGCACCGGAACGGGACAGGCGGATGATCTGACCGAGTGGCTGGTTACGATGGGGGACAATATCAGATTTAATACTAGCACTGAAGAGGGCAAGCGGGTATTTGTGAACTACTATCATACGCGCGAGGCAATCAGACCGGTTATTCATGGCGTGATGATGGGATGCTGGCAGAACTCCGACACTAGGAAATCTGATTCAGTGCTCGAACTCGAAACGATATACCTCGCGCTTAGACATCAGGAATGGTTAGATACGGAGGAACGTTTTGAATCGGATATTCGAAGCCGCGAACCGATGCAGTGTGGATCTGAGCCGATCCCGAAGATTGAGAGGGTGTAATGATTATACAGTTAGAGATTCCAAAGGAATTCGAAAATGACTACCAGAACGATAGATTCGATAATTTTTTTTAAAGAGTAAATGCAAGCATAAATCATTTCAGCATATTTGGAAATTATGAAGCCGAAATAACTCAAATGATGGCTGATGCATTCAAGGAATCAAAGCCAATTTGTTGACATTACAAAAATGGTAGGAGGTAGACGATGAGTCTAAGCAGAAAATATCGCCGGGCCATGGAGCGGAAGCTTTTGAAGGATAAGAACCCAATGGCGGAAATCAAACGTGCATCCTCTGAGGTCTATGAACGGCTGCATGATCGGGCCGTCGATAAGGATACGCATGATCTCGTTTCGGCCATGTACTACCTGATCGGCCTGGCACTGAAGCAGGAATATGGATTCGGAGCTACGCGCGTCATGCGAGTCTATCAGAACATCGACAACCAGCTGGAGAAGTGGCAGACCGGAGAGCTGAAATCTACGGACTTCCGGAAGATGGCCATGGATGAACTCGGCATTGATTTACAGATACAGTGAGGTAGCGATGGCGAAGAAGCGAAAGAAAACAACAGCAGAAATGAAGAAGATCAAAAACATGGTTATGGAGAGGCTTGCGGATCCTGGTAAGGACAAAAGCGAGATCGCACAGGAAATCGGCAGACGACCGCCGTATATGTATACGGAGCTCTGCCCTGATCCACGATTTAGGCCATGACACTGGAGGAATGAATGGCGGAAATTAGAACACCAACGAAAAGCTCGAAATATTATATCTCAAAACAGAAGTTTCTGACTGCGCGTCATTTTTGCCTGCAGTATAGCGAGTGGCGCGATGAATACAGTGCGTTATCTCGTGGGGATATCAGCGGAATCAACTACGACGGAATGCCGGACGGCTCGACGGTCGGCAACCCTACAGAAGCCAGGGCCATCCGCCTCGAGGAATTGTCTCGGAAGATCTCTATGGTCGAACAGACCGCGATCGAGGCAGGCGAGGACATTGCCGAGTGGATTCTGAAGGGCGTGACGTCGGAAGATGCCACATTCAGATATCTGAAAATGGTCATGGGTATCCCTTGCGAAAAGGATATGTACTATGACCGGAGACGTAAATTCTACTGGTTAATATCTCAGAAGATTTAAAATGGCCGCACTCACGGGACACTATTCAGTGGTATTCTAGTAGAGTCGAAGAAGAGGACGAGGGAAACCTTATCCTCTTTTTTGATACCTCTCTCGTTGCTAAACAGTTGCTTGAGCAGTTTATCTGCTCAGCACAACCGGATGAGAGTATAAAGCCGGTATATAAATACTCTAGGCGGGTCGGAATGATCCGCCATTTATTTTGGCTGATACCTATTTTTAGATGCTCCGGGGCTTTCCTCCTATCACCCGGAGTATATGGATCATAGGCCGGTGCCTCGCCTACTTGCCAGGGCGTGCGGTTCGACTCCGCCAGATTCACTAGGAGATACATACCATGACAAACCCACGTTATTCTAACGGAAACCTGAGGCGGAAGCACAGGGCCAGATTCAAAGCCATGGGCCTCCCATGTGGTATATGCAAGGGTCGTCTGGGTGAAATCCACTATGATGAGCCAAGTGATGCGAAGCATCCGCTTTCCTTCGTGATCGATGAGATCAAGCCGGTATCACGCTGGCAGGAGTTCGGTTATTCATCACCGGAGGCTGCTGCGAAAGACTGGAATAACCTGCAGCCAGCTCATTATTACTGTAATGCTTTAAAAAGCAACCATGTAGACGGCGAAAAGACGGCCCCTGTGCGTCCGATCAAGATGAAACCTATTCAAGATGGCGATTGGTAGCATGCTGAGACGGCTCGAGGGTGGGGGGATGCCCCTCCGGGGGCCGGTTGGCTTCTCCCACAGCCCAGCGCCGAACACGCTTGGAGGGTTTTTCCACATCTATGGCACATTAAAACCGAACAATATGGCTCAGATAGGGTAGCTCCCGAAAACGTACAGCCTATACGTCTCTGAGCCTTTAATAGGCAGATTATGGAAGGCGAATAATCATGAGCGTAAGAAATTTCATGTATCTCAATAAGACAGATAGAGATGCGGAGTATGTTGAAGCATACAAAATTCATGGAACTTCAGCAAAAGCAGCGGATTCATGTGGTGTTAGTCGTGAGACTATAGCCAGGGCTGTACGGCGTGCTGGTATCAAGCTTAATGGGCGCAGATTAAACGGAAAAGGCAACAAAGGAAAAGGTAACATATATCGGCAAAAGATTTCAGATGAGAATTTGATAAAAGAGTGTAAGGAGCTTAATTCTCTTGAAATTGCCAAAAAGTACGGAATGAGTCCGGAGAGAGTTTATCGAAGAGCCAGAAGGCTCGGAATTAAAATCAATGATAAATGGACGGGTGGCCATTATCTACGCAGAATGAGATGCTACGGTGATGCAGAATATGACGACGCTGTGACTCTAAGAGCTGTGATGAAGCGGGACCATGGCATATGTATGCTCTGCGGGCTTCCGGTTGACGAAACCGACATGAAGAATGGGCATCCATCAAAAATGTATCCGACCATAGATCACATTATACCGATATCTGCGGGCGGATCTCACACTTGGAAGAATGTGCAGCTTGCACATAATTCATGCAATGCACGTAAGTGCGCTTCAATTCTAACCGTAAAGGAGGCTGAAGAATGAATTTGTTGGAAGCCGCCAAGAGCGGCGATAAAAGAGCAACGCTTATCGCATTACGAGATAAGATCGCAGCCACAATCGAAGAATGCGACAGCGGAAGAGATATGGCCGCAAATTCGAAAAGGCTGATGGAGGTGATGGCCGAACTTGAAGCGATGCCGGATCCTGAAAAATCAAAAGAATCTAAGTTTGACCGCCTTGTAAAAAAGCATAATGCGTAGAGGGAATCAAAAACCGACATTTTGTGTTGTAGGGGATATTTTTCGTAGTAGTGGAAAAGAGGTTGCCGATGTATTTGAAGATTATGGCGGGGCTTCATTTTATCCATGCCAGCTTGATGAGTTAGAAATAATGCTAGCAGTGGATGCCGACGGTTCTCCATCCGCTCCAACTATTGGAATATCCAAACCGAGACAGAACGGAAAAAGCTATTCAGCTCGTAATTACGCAGCATATAAAGCGTTTTTTGAACATAAGCGTGTACTGTACTCTGCGCATCATAGTTCAACCACTCATAAGATGTTTCTGGAACTTCTAAATTTGTTTGAAAATCCGAAACGGTTCCCGGAGTTTTCTTCCGGAGTTAAGTACATCCTGAAGGCACGAGGTTTCGAGGGTATTTATTTTAATGACTGGATGGATGAAAACGATGATATGCATGAAGGCGGATGCATAGAGTTCCAAACAAGAACAAACAGCGGTGCACGTGGCGGAACGTATTCCGTGATTATTATCGACGAGGCCCAGGAATTAACAGAAGACCAGCTTGCCGCAATGCTACCGACAATATCGGCGGCATCTGATGCCAGCGATGCATCGTCAATGCCTCAGATTATCTACTTAGGAACACCACCGGATGAGACTTGTAACGGAACTGTTTTTCAATCAATGCACGACAAAGCACATTCTCAGGACCCTCCAAAAACGACATGGTGGCTTGAGTGGGCTATTGATTCTGTGGAAGAAATCACACCGGATAATGTGATAGATCTTGCTTATAAGACGAACCCAGCAATGGGATTTCGAATCGCCGAAAAGACAGTGCTGAATGAGTATAGCACGATGGCAATAGATAAATTTGCAAGAGAGCGTTTGGGGTGGTGGTCTCCGATTGTTAAGCAGAAAATCGACTATGCAATTTCAAAAGATGTTTGGGATGCATGCAAGTCGGATCTTCCGAAGCCGGAGGGCAAGACGGCATTCGGCGTGAAGTTTTCCGTCGATGGCTCTGAAGTATCGCTGTGCGGTGCAGTCATTCCGAAGGACGAACCGGCGCGGATTTCCTTCATTGACCGGAAATCGACGGCAGCCGGTATGAACTGGCTGGCGGACTGGTTGAATGAGCGATATGAAAAAGCATCATGCGTCGTGATCGACGGAAGAAACGGCGTCGATGTGCTGATCGATAAGATATCCGACGTATGGAAGGCGAAGGGTTCCATCATTCGGCCATCATCGAAGGATGTGATCAGTGCAACGAGCGAGCTCGTCAATAATCTGAACGAGCAAACGGTTACCTGGTTCTATTTACAGGAAGGACTAAGAGATAGCGCACTGAGCTCGGTGAAGCGTCCGATCGGCGGCGGATGGGGCTTCGGCGGAGATGATTCGACTCCGATCGAGGCGGCATCGCTGGCACTCTGGGGTGCGAAGACATCGAAGAGAAACCCGAATAGGAAAATGAGGATTGGTTAATGTCTAATTTAAGTATTGCAGCGGGCTCTGTGAAAGGACTTAGGCCTGAAGATCAGAATAAGCTTGCGGATCTGGTGAGTGTGCTGAACTATCACCAGGAGAAAAATGGAGAGAAATCAAAATACTATGAGGGGCATGTACCTTTGTCAGATGTGAATCTGGGCATCGCACTCCCGAAGGAGCTGATGGGGCTCGAAATCGGATGTGAGTGGGGTGCGAAGTGTGTCGATGTACTTGCCAGCAGATCTATGTTCGATGGTTTCGTTGGTACGGACGGAAATGATGCGACTACGATGATGGAAATCGTGGAGCGGAATAATCTGATTTTCGAGTACATGAAGGCCTGCCGTGATGAGCTTAAATTTGGCTGCACATTTGCAACCTTAAGCGCAGACGACGAACAGCACTGCCGGATCCGCTTCCACTCTCCGCAGACAGCTTCTGCATTATGGGACGGAGCGAAGGGGCGAATCGACTGCGGTCTGGCCATCATCGACACCGAGCGGGATGACACCAACAAGATGTGGATGCCGTCGCTGCTCAATATGTATACGGAAACAGATCTGATTGAGCTTCAGAAGATTCAGGGTATCTGGTTCGCAACCTATCACCCGCATCGCATGGGACGGCCTCTGATGGAGCCGATGATCTGGAACTCGACATCGAAAAAGCCGTTTGGTCGGTCTCGTATCAAGGAACCGGTTCGGAGATTAATCCAGGGATATGTTCGGACGGTGGCCAATGCGACCATCGGGCTCGAGTTCGCTACATCACCGCAGAAGTACATTCTGGGTCTGACAGATGACCAGTATGATGTGGTGATCAGCGACAAGTTTAAACAGTATGTCGGGTCTATCCTGGCTGCTACGACGAACCAGGACACCGGAGAAAATCCGACTGTCGGACAGTTCCAGCAGGGCACCATTGAGCCGCATGTATCGATGATCCGATTACTGGCCACGCAGTTCAGTGCTGCGACCGGCTTATCTGTCACCGACACCGGCGTGATCAACGATGCAAATCCGACATCTTCGGATGCGATCCTCGCGCAGTCTCAGACGCTGATTCTGCTGGCGGAGCAGCTGAATGCCGGTAATGCTTCAGCACTGAAGACCATCGCACTGATGGCGGAAGCAATCGAGGCAAATAAGTCGTTCGATGAGCTCGATGAGTCCGAGAAGGACATCATCGCGCATTTTAAGAACCCTGCGATGCCGTCCGTAGCCGTGACCGCAGATGCAGCACTCAAGATTGCATCCGCACGGCAGAACTTCGCCGGCACGGATACATTCCTCGAGATGATCGGATTCGACCAGGCAGATATCCGCCGGATCAAGTCCCAGGAACAGCGAGTGCGCGGGCAGAACATTCTAAGTGAGGAGCTTCGTGATGACGATAACGAGTAGTCAGTGGACCGACTATATCAACAAGCTGTCAACATTAAACAGCCGCGGTAGTAAGCTGGTTCAGGACTGGATTGATAAGCATGGCACGGAAGATGTGGATGCACTGATTGATTACTGCTACAAAGTTATCGCACGGTATGGCACTGCATCGGCTGAGCTGACGGCATCCATGTATGAGGCCATCGCACAGGCTGAAGAGGTGTTTATACAGCCGGCAGAGCTTGCAGAAATCGCGAGCTATGGAGATGCAGCGAAGGCCGTACAGGGTTCCCTGCTTCAGTCACCGAGTGGCCAGCTGGTAAAGCAGGCCGTAAGCAGACAGATCAAGCTGGCCAGCGCGGATACACTGGCAAAAAATGCACTCCGAGACGGCGCGGAATGGGCGTGGATTCCTTCGGGCGATACATGTCCGTTCTGCCTGATGCTCGCATCGCAGGGATGGGTCAAAGCATCGAAGAAGGCACTGAAAAACGGTCACTGCAAGCATATTCATGCGAATTGTGATTGTACGTATGCCGTCCGTTTCGATTCCTCCACCACCGTGGCGGGCTATGACCCAGACCGCTATCTGGCGGACTACGAGGGTGCCGATGGAAACAAGCCGCGGGAGAAACTCAACGCTATGCGCCGGGAGCGCTATGAGGCCAATAAAGGCAAAATCAACGCACAGAAGCGAGCAGCGTATGCGAAAAAAACAGCAGCAGCCCCTTTCTTGAATTTTCGGGAAAAATATGCGGCAACATCTGCAAAGGACATTCTACCACGCAGTGAACATGCTATCGTTTCTACGGAGAAAATCAAAGGATATGTGCTTAATACAAAGCACCCTATTGGTGGCCCCAAAGCGGTTGTGTTTCGTGATGTTCTTGGTTATACTGAAGAAAATAGTGATGCACTCATTGCGGAAATTAAGCATGAATTACCAAATTGGAAAGCCAAAGCACGAGATGCAACTAGATATGGACAGCCGTATGAAGTTCGTATGTTGTTAAAAGGTCCGACCGGTCGCACTGCTGTAGTAAAAACAGGGTGGATTATAGATGACGGAAGTGAGGACCCGCGATTAGTTAGTGCATATATTTATAAAGAGAAGGGGTGATTTTCTTGGTTCCAAAAAAATTTGATGTTGTTCGTTTATTGGACGGAAGAGATGTTACAATTCTTGAATCGTTTGATGATGGCGCTGAATTTTATGTTGAATATCAGTGTACGGATAAAGATGATTGCGATTGGTTTATGATCAAAAAAGACCAAATAGAGAAAATCATCTGGTCTGCAACGGCAGCATAGTTATGTAGCATTGAACCAGGAGACGCAGATGGCAAAGGATGACTATTATGTGATTGTTTATAAGATATTGGCCTATCTTTACTGCCAGCTGAAGCAGGATCAGGAAGTTGATGAACAGATGCTTGCCTATGATGGCAAGCTCTTTAAAATCAATCGAGGTTACTGGCTGTACATCTTCGAGCATATGATTAAGCAGGGATATATCGAAGGTTTGTGCATCGAAAAAGCATGGGGGAAAGAGCCGATTATCTTAGGGTGGGATTCATGCAGGATCACCCCGGAGGGAATCGCATACCTGATAGACAATTCACTGCTTGAAAAAGCAAAACAGTTTTTAAAAGACATTAAAAGCATAACACCGTTCATTTAAGCACTCAGAAATGGGTGCTTTTTTGATACATAAATTTACGTGACGGCCACGGTAAAGGCCGGGAAAGGACCATAACATGGCTGAGAATGAGAACAAGGACAAAAATGAACCTGAGGTTAAGGGACCACAGGGCGAGCGCACGTTCACGCAGGAAGAGATGAATGCAATCATCGCCGATCGGCTGAATCGGGAGCGCTCAAAGTACGCAGATTACGACACACTGAAGACGAAGGCCGAGCAGTTCGATGCGGCACAGGAAGCCGGAAAGACAGAGCTGCAGAAGGAAACGGATCGAGCGAATGCACTGCAGGCGAAACTTGATGCGATGAATAAGGCCACAGAGCTCAGGAATATCCGGGAGAAGGTTTCTAAGGATACCGGAGTCCCGACAGATCTGTTATCCGGAGACACAGAGGAAGCATGTTCCGACCAGGCAAAGGCCATCCTGGCATTTGCGAAGACCGGAAACTATCCGAAGGTCAAGGATGGCGGTGAGACTCATCCGCCGGTTATGACGAAGGAAGAGATTCTTGCGATCAAGGATGAGCGCAAGAGAATCAAGGCAATCGAAGATAACATCGATTTATTCAAATAAGGAGTATTTTTATGGCAGATTACGCAATCCAGGCGCATGCGCAGGATATTAATTTCGTAGCAAAGTTTGAAACAGATCTTCATAACCTTCTGGCTGTACTCAGCAAGGAGAATGTTGAGGTCATGGCACCGGGCACCGCGCTCAAGACCTATAAGACTTCCGGAACACTTTCGACCGAGACCGTTGCCGAGAAGGCACTGATTCCGGATTCCGGTATCACGGTAGACGATGGCACGATCGTAGAGCTCGTGTACAGCAAGTACAGAAACATGGTCGGCATCGAGTCCGTCGGTAAGAAGGGCTATTTTGTCGCCGTAGGCGGTGCCAACACAGCCCTGCTCAAGCAGATCCAGGCGGCAGTACGCAAGACGATCTTCGATGGTCTCGCTGTCGGTACTGGTGCGGCGACGGCTGCGACTTTTCAGATGAAGGTCGCGAAGGCAGCCGCATACGTTTCCAAGAAGTTCGAGGATGAGGCGCACACTCCGGTGTTCTTCGCATCTCCGGATGATGTCTATGGCTACCTCGGCGAGCATAACGTAACGCTCGAGCAGAACTTCGGTCTCTCTTACCTCCAGAACTTCATGGGTATCGGTAACGTGATCGTGGATTCGAATGTGAAGGCCGGCACCGTATACGGTACTGCGACCGAGAATCTGAACATCGTGGCCGCGGACATCAAGGCGATCCCAGGCATGGAGCTGACTACCGACGAGTCCGGTATCATCGCCGTTCACAATAGCGCGAAGTATGAGAATGCAGCGCTCGAGACCGTTGCTTATACCGGCCTCAAGGTATATCCGGTTTATGCGGATCGTATCGTCGCTGTCACTACAGCAGGCTGATGAGAGTATTCGTAAACATTCCGTTTGATGATTTAGTTGAAGGCGTTCACCGAGAAATCGGTGAGCGCTTTTCATGTGATTCTGATCGGGCGGAATATCTGAGAAAATGTGCGATTGTGGAGATACTCGGCGACGACTCGACGCCAGAGCATCATCCGGAAGCTGAAGAAGAGACAAAGCCGAAAGCTGTACCGGAAGTAAAAGCGGAGGCAAAGGCAGAAGCTAAGCCGGAAAAGAAGCCAGCAAGAGTACGAACAAGAACAAAAGCAAAAACAAAAACAACAAAGAGGTAAAGAATGGCATACGCAACTATCGAAGATATTCAGGCACGGATTTTAAGAACGTTGAGTTCTGATGAAGTGTCCGTTGCGACTGCATTGGCAGATAGTGCGGCGGTCTATATCGATGCCTATAACAAAAATGCAAGCGAGGACGCGAAGCGCGAGGTCACGATCAACATGGTGGTGCGTGCTGCAGGAAACAATGACGGCAGCAACATCCCGATCGGAGCCACGCAGGGGTCCGTCGGTGCGATGGGCTACACGCAGTCGTGGACATTCGGAAGTGGTTCCACCGGTGAGCTCTATCTTAGCAAGATGGATAAGAAGCTGCTCGGTGTTTCGAACAAGATCGGATCCTATAGTCCGCTGGAAGGGTTGAAATGATTAAGGGGATTACGGTAAAGCTGCATGAGAAGACGCAGATCGGCATCGATGAGTTCGATGCGCCTGTTTATCAGGAGAACGAAATCGAGGTCGATAACGTGCTGGTGGGTGAGCCATCAGCAGAAGAGATAAAGAGCACGCTCGAGCTCTACGGTTCCAGAATCGTTTACATGCTGGCGATTCCAAAGGGCGATACGCATGAATGGAAAAACGCAGATGTTGAGTTTTTCGGACGCAGGTTTCACGTGATCGGCGACATCACGCAGGGAATCGAGGAGAATATCCCGCTTGCCTGGAATAAGAAGGTCAAGGTCGAGGCTTATGGTTAAATTCGAATTGAATTCTAAGGGTGTGGTGGAGCTGCTCAAATCTTCGGAAATGGATGCCGTTCTGAGTGAGAAGGCAGCAGCTATTCAAGGCCGATGTGGTGACGGGTACGAGGTAGAAACCGCCGTCGGACGCGACCGAGTGACGAAGTTTGTGAAGGCGGACGGCTTCATGGCGCGTCTGGATAATTACAAGAACAATACTATTCTGAAGGCTATGGGTGGATAGAATGATTGAAAAAATTGTACTTGATTATCTGAAAAGCAAGATGGATGTGCCGGTCGTGCTCGAGATTCCGCCGACTCCACCGGAGAAGTTCGTTTTGATCCAGAAAACCGGATCCTCTGTTGAGAATTTCTTATACAGTGCGACGCTTGCATTGCAGTCGTATGCAGCCAGCAAGTACGAGGCTGCAGTTTTAAATGAGCTTGTGAAAAGCTCGATGGATGCACTTCCGGCATCCGTTGATGATGTTACAAAATCGAAATTAAATTCAGACTACGATTTTACGGATGTTACCTCGAAGCGGTATCGCTACCAGGCCGTTTATGATGTAGTCCATTACTAAGGAGGTCTATAAATGGCGAATAAAGCAGATAATGTTACGTCCGGAAAGCCTGCCGTAGCTGGTGCGATTTATCGCGCTCCGTTAGGTACAACGGTCCCGACCGATGCGACGACAGTGCTCGATGCAAAGTATAAGCCGCTCGGGTACATTTCCGAGGATGGTCTTACAAATTCGAATTCTCCATCGTCCACCGACATCAAGGCGTGGGGCGGTGATATCGTCCTGACTCTTCAGACAGATAAGCCGGATACGTTTAAGTTCAAGCTCATCGAGGCGCTGAATGCGGACGTGATCAAGACGATTTACGGAGAGGATAACGTTACGGTAACAAATGACAGCGGCAGCACTGGAAAGGTGAAGGCCATCGCGGTAAAGGCCAATTCGAAGGAAATGACCGATTCCGTTTATGTCGTCGAAATGGTGCTTCGTAAGGGCATCCTCAAGAGGCTGGTTATTCCGTGCGGAAAGATCACCGCGCTGGAGGATATCAACTATAAGGACAACGATGTTACCGGCTACGGCGTGACCGTCACCGCAACACCGGACGCAGATGGCAATACTCACTACGAGTATTTATCTATGTAAGTAAGGAAGGGTAAAAGATATGTTACGTGGCAAGACATCAACCGGATTCGAGTACTTCGTAAATGATTCCGCACTCGATGACTGGGATTTACTGGAAGATCTGAACGCCGTGGATGCCGGAAACTATCAGCGGATTATTCCGGCAGCACACAAGATGCTCGGCGATCGGCAGCTTGAAAAGCTCAAGCGGCACTGTATGAAAGAAGGGCGTGTGACATTTTCCGCAGTTTGTAAGGAAATCGCGGAAATCATGAATTCAGAGCCGAAAGTAAAAAAATCCTGATCCTCGCCAACATGATCCAGGTGGATGAGGATGCTCTTATCTGTGATTTAGCAGAAACATATCATATTTACCGATACAGGTCGCTCCCATGTTCGTTGGTGGCGACCTTTTCTGTTGGGCTAAGGGAAAACTCCAGGATCAAATTAAAACTCGGCGGCTTGAAGGCATCGGTCGAAACGCTGCTTCTGGCGAGAATCGTAGATAATACCGCGCTCAGCACATGGCTCAACACAAAGGACGGACTGGATGGAACAAATCGACCGGAATCTGTTTTTGACGCTATACAGAACGCTGGGGAGCGAAAAGAAAAGGATTTTATCGTCTTCCAGGATGCGGAAGACTTCGAGCGCATGCGTGCGGAGCTGCTAAGAAAGGGGCATGAATGGCAACAGAATTAGGTAAAGCATATGTCCAGATTGTTCCTTCGGCGGAAGGTATCAAGGGCTCGATCACGAAGGTGCTCGGCGGCGAATCGGCAGAGGCCGGCACGAAGTCCGGCGAGTCGATCGGTACTTCGTTAGTCGGAAAGCTAAAGGGAATCATCGCGGCTGCAGGTATCGGGGCCGCAGTGAAATCTGCACTGGATGCCGGCGGCGCACTTCAGCAGTCCTTCGGTGGTCTCGATACGCTTTATGAAGAGGCATCCGGAGCGGCGAAGAAATATGCAGCGGAAGCGGCTGCAGCTGGAATCTCTGCGAACTCATACGCGGAGCAGGCGGTATCGTTCGGTGCAGCGCTCAAGCAGTCCTTTGGTGGCGATGTCGCGAAGTCGGCAGAAGCCGCAAACCAGGCGATTCTTGATATGGCGGATAACTCCGCAAAGATGGGTACAGACATCGGTTCCATCCAGAATGCATATCAGGGATTTGCGAAGGGCAATTATACGATGCTCGATAACCTGAAGCTCGGTTATGGTGGCACGAAACAGGAAATGGAGCGACTTCTTGCAGATGCCGAAAAGCTATCCGGTAAGAAGTACGACATCAGCAGCTTCGGCGACATGGCGGAAGCGATTCATGTCGTTCAGGAAAACTTACACATTGCGGGCGTGGCTGCGAATGAAGCAAAAACAACCTTCACTGGCTCATTCGGAGCGATGAAGGCAGCCGCTGAGAATCTGATGGCTAACATGACGCTGGGTGAGGATGTGAGGCCGGCACTTACGCAGCTGGTTACATCGACAGGTGATTTTCTTTTCGGGAACCTGATCCCGATGGTCGGAAACCTCGTGATGGCGATCCCTGGCGTGGTGTCCGGGCTGATGACGGAAGCCATACCAAAGATGATGTCGTGGATTCCGTCGATGTTTGCATTTCTGAAGGGCGATACGATTTCCGGATGGCTCAGCGCCGGAACAGAGATGATCAGCAACCTCGCGAGCGGATTCTTTTCGAGTCTGCCGACGATGCTCGATACGATTTCGCAGGTTCTTACGGATGGCGTGGAGTACATCATTCAGAATGCATCCATGTTTCTTGATTCCGGTATGCAACTACTCGGCAACATCGCGAGCGGCTTCATGAACAACTATCCGCAGATCATGCAGGCGGTCGGCAACATGCTCGCGAATGTGATTTCGTTGATTGGCCAGAATCTTCCACAGTTCATGCAGAAGGGTGTGGAATTTATCGGCCAGATGGCGCAGGGGCTTATAAATAACCTTCCGACCATCCTGAGCGGTATCGCGGATGTGCTTGCGAGGGTGATCGCTGCGATTGCTTCGAATCTGCCGAAATTCCTCCAGAAAGGTATCGAACTGATCGGAAAGATTGCAGCCGGTATTATCCAGGCGATTCCGACCGTCGTAGGAAAGATTCCGCAGGTGATTTCGGGTATCGTGAACGCATTCGGTAAATATAACTGGGGCTCGATCGGTACGAATCTCATCAAGGGAATCGCGAAGGGTGTTATGAATGCGGGCGGCCTGATAAAGGACGCGGCATTGTCGGCAGCCAGGAAGGCGTTCAATGCGGTGAAGGGATTCTTCGGTATCGCCTCGCCGTCGAAACTGATGGCGAACGAGGTCGGTAAATATATTCCGGCTGGTATCGCGATGGGTATCGAAAAGAACACGAAGCCGATCACAGATGCGATGCATGACATCACAGACATGACGGAAACCGCGTTCGGAATGAACTCCAGTGCATTCGGTACGGGCTACAATGCTTATGCTCCGGCGTATGCTGGCGCAGCAGGGACCACCATCAATGTATATGGTGCAGAAGGCCAGAGCACAAGGGAAATCGCTTATCAGGTGGCCGACATCATTAACTCAGATGTGCGAAGGAAGGGAAGCGTATGGTCGTAAAACATTATTTTTCAATCGATGGCGTACCGTGCACGAACTTCGGATTTTTCGTATCAAACACGAATCAGTTCGATACGCCTGAACGTGATGTGTCCGTTGTTGAGGTGCCAGGCCGGAACGGCACACTGAGCATTGATAACGGAAGATTCAAGAACATCACGCGAGAGTACGATGTATACGTACAGGGCGACATTCGAACGAGTATCCGCGAATTATCCGCATTCATGTCCTCCAAGAGAGGATACCGACGCATCGAGGATACATTCGACGAACAGACCTATATGCTGGCGCGTGCCTCGAGTGGCATCAAGGTCACAGACAGCGACCGAAAAGGCGCGGCCTTCACGATCTCATTTGATTGTGATCCGCGCCGGTTCTATAAGAGCGGTGAAAACATCATCACGCTTGAAAAGAGCGGGACGATCTTCAACCCGACTTATTTTAGTTCCAAGCCTCTGATCAGAGTATACGGAACCGGGACGATCACGATCAATGGCGTGGCGATCAAGGTCAATAAAGCGGATAGCTATACCGACATTGATTGCGAGCGCATGGACTGCTACAAGTCCGGCGTGAACTGTAACGGTAATGTGACGCTGACAGATGGCAAGTTTCCCGAGCTTCTGCAAGGTACGAGTGACATCGTTCTGAGTGGAATCACTCGAGCTGAGATAACCCCGAGGTGGTTCACGATATGATTCCTATTTTGTTTAAATCAGACGCGACGGATTTCACCACGAATGGCATCGGCAGACTCACGGACGCGATCAGCTGCACGGTGAAAGAAGAGCGCAATGGCCAGTATGAACTGGAAATGCAGTATCCGATGGATGGCCAGTATTACAGTGAGATCAGAACATCGAGCATCATCGCGGCGGTTCCGTATGATGGCGCGAAGATCCAGGCGTTTCAGGTCTATAAGATCTCGAGAGCGCTCGGCGGGCGAGTGATGATCAGCGCCCAGCACATCAGTTACCGGCTCAACTGGATTCCGGTTATGCCGTTCAGTGCGTCAAGTCTCGCGGACACGCTGGAAAAGATCAAGGTGAATTCAGCGGAGAACAATCCGTTTACATTCGAGGCCGATTTCACTTCTACGGTCTCATGTGGCTTCACGATTCCGACCGGATGCAAGTCCGTGCTGGGTGGTGTGGATGGTTCCGTGCTGGATACCTATGGCGGAGAATATGAATGGGATAACTTCACGGTTAAGCTGCACAGAAACCGCGGAAGCGAGAAGCCGATCACGCTGCTGTATGGGAAGAACATCACCGATCTGACACAGGAAGAGGTGATTTCGAATACCTATACCGGCGTTTGTCCGTACTGGTCAGCGACAGATAACAATATTACGGTGACACTGCCGGAGAAGGTTATCAGTGTGGAGGAAGCGAGGAATTTTCCATTCCACAGAACGAAGGTCGTTGATTTTAGTGGACAGTTCGATGCGCAGCCGACCATCGAGCAGCTGCGTGAGGCTACGACGGAATACATCGAGGCGAATAACATCGGTGTGCCGGATGTCAGCATTGACGTCAGCTTTATTAATCTGGCCGGCACGGATGGCTATGAGGATGCCGCTCCGCTGGAAACCGTTCAGCTCGGTGATACGATTTCGGTTTATTTCGAGAAGCTCGGCGTACAGACGCGCGCGAAGGTCATCGGCTACGAGTACAACGTACTGACCGAGAAGTATGAGAATGTAAGCATTGGCACCTCGAGGAGCACGCTGGCCAGCACCATCGTCGAGCAGGGCAAGGCAGCCGAGGAGATGGCGCGGAATGCCGTCAACACGGCGAACAAGGCGACGGAATGGCTTACGAACGGCAAGGGCTATGTGATGGCCGTCAAGAATAAAGACGGAAGCTGGAAAGAATTGCTTTTCCTCGACCAGCCGACGACGGCAGCCGCGACGAAGGTTTTACGCATCAACGAGAACGGCATAGGCTTTGCTGGAGGTCCTGCCGGCACGTTCGATTCATGGGTATATCATCAGGCGTGGACGCTGGACGGTGAATTTACGACGGGCGGAAATAATAATTCGCTCGGCAGTATTCATGTGCTGGATAGTGCCGGACATGAGATCGTCGGAATTGATAATACGGGCATCGTATGCACGACATACGAAGGTGATACCGAGAAATATAAAGTCACCATGAACAGCGATGCCGGTGTAATCGTAGAGTCTGCAGCAGATGGGCAGTATTCACAGCTCGCCCAGGATGGCCTGATTGTTGTTACAGAGGATTCTGAGTTTAATGAGACGGCCACACTCGGCAGTGGTTCCCTTATTCTTTACGATAAAAATGATCCGAATGTACAGAGCTTCATAACAACTAAGTTCGTTGAAGTGAGCGACTCATCAAACACAACACAGGTACAGCCGGATGGAGTGTACACAAATGGCGTGAAGCTCGAAACCAGCACAAACGGCTGGAGCGGATACTTTACAACGCACGATTACCCAACAGGTAAGCTGCAGCTGACATTCGAGAACGGTGTTTTGATAGATGTCGATGATGGTTCATAAAGGAGCGATATGGTTACACAGACAATAAACTTAAATCTGATCCCGGGCGGTGTTCCTCCGGTGATCAATGTGAATCAGTACGACATCGGAAACGCTGCGCTGATTCTGAAGCTCCATAATGGTTTTTCAGAGTTCGCAGTACCGGCATCCGCATCCGTCACGCTGGTAGGTACGAAGCCCGATCGCACCGGATTCGTTTATGCAGCGGAATCGGTCAGCGGCAGCCTGGCCACCGTGAACGTGACTCAGCAGATGACTGCGCTGGCCGGCGATGTGATGTGCGAGCTTCGGATCCGAAACGAGGCAGCAGGCGCGAACAGCGATGAGACCGGCCACAGCGATCACGAGAATATCGGAACCATAAACTTCATTCTCCGCGTCGAAAGGGCAGCATTGTCCGACGATACGGTGATTTCGAAGACGGATATCCCGCTGATCGAGCAGGCTATCGACGTTTCGAAAAACTTCATGGGCTATGTTCAGGAGACACGGGACAATGCAGCAACCTCGACGACGATGGCGAAGACCGCCGTCAATGCGATGGAGGCAGCAGCTGAGAGTGAGAAGAATGCGAAGGTCTATAACGACAACGTGGTGCAGCTGGCCGATGGCATCAGTAAGGCGACCGGTGCGGCCAACACGGCAGCAGAGAACGCGAACAATGTCGCGAAGGCTATACAGAGCAAGCTGGACAAGGGCGAATTCGTCGGGCCGCAGGGTCCGAAAGGCGACACTGGAGCACAGGGCCCGAAGGGTAATACTGGAGCGACCGGAGCGGCCGGCGCGACAGGTGCAACCGGTGCAACCGGACCTCAGGGGCCACAGGGCCTGAAGGGTGCCACGGGAGCGCAGGGACTTAAGGGTGATCGCGGCCCACAGGGAGCGACTGGCCCACAAGGACCGATTGGACCGCAGGGCGAAACCGGATTGCAGGGTCCCCAGGGTGAAATCGGACCGCAGGGGCCTACTGGAGCAACTGGCCCGGCAGGTGCGAAGGGTGCGACCGGTGCCACGGGTGCAACCGGTGAGCGTGGGCCACAGGGACCGACCGGAGCGACCGGCCCGCAGGGTGTACAGGGATTGACCGGAGATAAGGGCGAGACTGGCGCGAGTGGGCCGACAGGACCAACAGGACCACAGGGACCGGCAGGGGCAAAGGGAGATAAGGGCGCAAAGGGTGACAAGGGCGATACTGGCCCACAGGGCCCTCAGGGGCCGGCTGGTGAGTCCGGTGTAACGACTCCAGCGGCGAACATGGTCACATTTGCGTATGATCCGACAGACGGACATTTATATGCGTATTCGGCGACGGATGCCACGGGTGCATATGAGTACGATGCAACGACCGGACATCTTTACTATGTAACGGAGGGCTGAGAATGAAGATTGATTTGGGATATATCAAGGGCGCAAAGGGAGATAAAGGCGACACCGGCGCGAAGGGCGCAACTGGTCCACAGGGTGAAGTCGGTCCACAGGGTCCGATCGGTAAGACTGGCCCACAGGGCCCTCAGGGTCTGAAGGGTGATACCGGCGCAACTGGTGCGACCGGTCCGAAGGGGGCCACAGGTCCACAGGGGCCACAGGGCTTAAAGGGTGATACCGGTGCCACAGGCCCGCAGGGCTTAAAGGGTGATACTGGAGCAACTGGCCCACAGGGTCCGAAGGGGGATACTGGTGAAACAGGTCCACAGGGCCCGATTGGTAAAACAGGCCCGCAGGGTCCAATCGGTAAGACTGGGCCTCAGGGATTAAAAGGCGATACAGGCGAGCAAGGCCCTCAGGGTGATGTGGGTCCTCAGGGTCCGAAGGGAGCAACTGGCGCGACCGGCCCTCAGGGACCACAGGGAAAGCAGGGACCGCAGGGACTGCAGGGCATCCAGGGCGTGAAGGGTGATACTGGAGCGCAGGGAGCTACAGGCGCAACCGGTCCACAGGGTCCCGCCGGCACGATCAAGGTCGGATCAGTGACTTCTGCATCATACGGAACCGCTCCGAAGGTTACGAACTCCGGCACTTCAACGGCTGCCGTTCTCGATTTCGTCATCCCACAGGGCGCGCCAGGCGAAACAACCGCAGACGTTTCGGAGCTCACCGCGAACTTCATCACCGAGAGCACTGCATCCTATCCGACCTATACAACCACCGAGAAGATGAAGGTGATTCTGGGAAAGATTAAGAAGTACCTCGCGGATCTGAAGAGCAATGCAGCATCCCTCGCCTCGAAGATCACCGCAGCGGAGAAGAATATCACGAGCATTAAAACGAATGTGAGTGGAATCAATACAGCTCTGACGGGTAAGCTCAATAAAACCGATGTGATCGCAAATCTGACTGCTACAACGTCTGGCAAGGCCCTCGACGCCACACAGGGAAAGGCTTTACAGGATCAGATCACTCAGTTAAATAGTGATAATGGTAAGGCGATTTATTCATCCGATTTATTTGGAACTTATGATTTACCTACTTTTGTTAAATGGGACGCAAATACGGCAAATTGTCCGTATAAAGTCGGATTAACTCAAGGGCAAGAAGGGTTCGCAATCGTTTATGGCACTAAATCTGGATGGCATACGGTATTGGCATGTCAAAAGGGTGGTGATTTATCAAACGGTGGTTGGAAACACACTTTTGAAGGCACAACTGATGTTGGGTGGGTTGAGTACATAACAACAGAATCATTAAACAAAAAAACATTTTCAACATACATTTCGGATAATATTGATACCGATGCATATATAGAGTCAAAACAGAATGATCCGTATTGGACAATGACGTTTACGTCAAACGATAATACAGGAGCTATTCCAAGTCTGACTGGAAGTCACCTTTTTACTGTCATACATTGGCGTTTAGACTCAGCAACTGCGATGGAGCAAGCCTATGACACAACAGGAAAGCTCATTGCACACCGTTACAAGCGATGGTGGACGGGGGCCTGGACTGCGTGGACGAGATAATCACGTTCACTATACTTGGATTGAAATCGCTCGGAAATAAGTATTGTTAATTCAATTTTACCCACGTAGAGTCAGTATTTCTTGCTATATACATACTTCCAGTGGCAGAAAACGCCATAATAATATAGTTAAAGATGAAGGCGACGCATAAATTTGCATCTGGAGCTAAGCTAGAATTCCAATTTATAATTCCTATGGCAGGTACAGATCCATAGTTTGCATATGTTTTGAATATTTCCGCTATGCTTGATATTGAAGAAATATTATAAGCATTGATCTTCTCACTATTTAATTGAGTGCGTCCCCATAAATCTCTCGCCTATAATTTCGGTTATAGGAGGGAGATTTTATGATAGACGAAATCATTAAAAATGTAGTGAATCAGATGACGGGACATTTGGATCGGGAGCAGCTGGAGCATTTGCGGAATACGCTGTACATCAATTTCAACGGCATTGAGGTCAGGAAGGAGACAACTGCACTCACCAGCACGGGGATGAATAGCGATGATCTGAAGATTAAAATGTTCGTGGCCAGTAAGAAGGCCGTGAACAGACAAGACGGAACACTTCGGCAGTACACGCGGGAGATCTATAACATGCTGCAGTTTCTCGGGAAGCCGCTCGAGAGCATCACCGGCATGGACCTCAGATACTATTACGGAATGATGCGAGAGCACCGCGGTATATCGATGACCACGATGCAAACACGACTGCATTATCTGTCGAGCTTCTGGGATTTTCTCAACACAGAGGAGCTGATACACGGCAACCCGGTCAAAAAGGTCGGAGCGCTGAAAGTCGAGAAGGTTATTCGAAAGCCGTTCAGCTCTGAGGAGATGGAAGCCATGCGTGAAGGATGTCACAGCCTTCGCGATCGGGCGCTTCTCGAGTTCCTATACTCTACCGGTGTGCGAGTCTCTGAACTTGTTTCGCTGAATGTTTCCGATATCGAAATGGGAAAGCAAGAACTTATCGTTTACGGTAAAGGAAGCAAAGAGCGCAAGACCTACCTGACGGATTCCGCGAAGTTCTATCTTCGTCGATACCTTACAGAGCGGAGAGCTTTGGACAATGAGCCGCTATTCGTTACGCTGGATGCACCTCACGACCGTCTGAGCGTCGCAGGGGTGCAATTCATGCTCAGAAAA